GAAGGGCATTCGCCACAGCGAAGCAGAGGACATGTGGGAGAGGTTTGAATACTTCTCGGGCTACGGCTTCAACAAGTCACACGCCGTTTCATACTCGGCAATCTCGTTCCAGTGTGCGTGGCTCTACAACTACTACCCAGTAGAGTGGATGGCATCATTCCTCGACAAGGAGCCAGAGAAGCGCAAGGAGCGAGCAATCAATATCGCGAAGTCAAACGGCTTTGAGATTGTGGAAGCAGACATTAACACTTCATCGTTTGTGTGGGAGATCCATCCCACCAATGATAAGGTATTGGTGCAGCCCCTGGCTGGGCTCAAGGGTTTGGGCGACGCAGCCATTCAGCAGATCGTCGACCACCGGCCATTCAATAATATTGAGGAGTTCCTGTTCCACGATGAGATAGTATACAGCAAACTGAACAAGAAGGCGCTGGATGTGTTGTGTCGTTCGGGAGCGCTGAACAAGCTGATGGACGACAGGTTCACTGGTCGCAAGCACTTCTGGTCTGCCGTCGCGGTGGAGAGAGTTTACAACAAGAAGAAGTTTAATGAGAACATCGAGGCATACCAAGACGAGGCAGACTTCAGTGTCGCCGAAGAGATTGATAATCTTACGACGCTTACTGGAATTTTCCCGATGCACTTGGTGATGACTGACCAGGTTAGAGAGCGGCTAGAAGCAAACTATGTGCCGCCGGTGTCAGACTACGACCCCGACTTGGGAATGGTGTGGTTCATTCCACGTGAGATCATTCGCAAGAAGACTAAGAACGGCAAGCCTTATTGGATTGTTGCAGTAATTGATTCCAATTCAGTGTTGACAAAGTTCCGCTGTTGGGGTATAGTAGAGGGTAAGGATAGGATTCACTTGAATCGCCCTTACATGGGTAAACTAGATTTTGACCCAGCGTGGGGGTTTTCAACCCGCTCGATTAGAAGAAATCTAAGATTGTTAGGATAAGCAAAATGACAAAGATTGAACTTAATAAAACATATTTCAGGAAGATTAAAAATTATTCTTTTGGCGACCTTCCGATTGAGACGCTGAATGAAATTTTTAGGGACGGCCGTCCCTCGTCATTTTTCCTCGAACCGCAGCTCGCTCTCTGGTTCCCCGAACTGACTCATATCAAAGGCTGCCTAGACCATGATCATATAGATCAGCGCGGCCAGAAGTATGATGCTAAAAATTTCACTAAGCGTGGGATGCAATTTAAGCCCAGTAATCAGATTGGGACCGGCCGAGTCTTTAACTTCTCAGCCATGTGCAAAAAGGCTGGCGCCCTGATCTATATTGCGTGTGACATAGTAGAGTTCCCCAAGATTAGAATAATCTTCAAGAGCGGCAATGACCTAGTTCGCGAATACCCTACCGGAAAAGTTTCAAAGACCAAGAGAGAGGTGTTGTTCAGCTAATGGCCGAAGTTCGTTTAGATCAATTTTACACTAACGATGATGTTGTACAACAATGCTTAGAGTTAGTAGCCCTAGAAGAGTATGACGTTATTGTGGAGCCCAGCGCCGGCAGTGGCGCATTCTATATGCATCTCCCCATCGATAAGCGCGTCGGTGTCGATTTAGACCCGGCCTACGACGGAGTGATAGAACAAGACTATTTTAAGTTTGTTGAAGTCGCCGGCGCATGTCAGATGCTGCCGGTTAAAGATAAGAACTACCTCGTCGTAGGCAATCCTCCCTTTGGCAAGAACAGTTCATTAGCCAGAAAGTTTTTCAACGCCTCAGCGCGCTTTGCAGATACTATTGCTTTTGTGCTTCCCCGAACATTTCGGAAGCCTTCAACAATCAATCAGTTAAATGAATATTTTCATCTTTCGAAAGAGATTAGACTCCCTAAGAATTCGTTTCATCTTCCGAATGGGAAAGCGCACGATGTTCCGTGTGTGTTTCAAGTATGGGAGCGATATACGCGGCCACGTCCACGGATTGCTACAGTTACAACGTGCAAGGATTTTAAATTTGTGGAGATAAACAAACAAAAAGATGGAACCCCCACGGAAGCCGCTAAAGAAATCCAACGTCGCCGGGCCACTGTGTGTGTTCGCCGCGTCGGTGCCGGCGCCGGTGACCTGTATGGTGATTATAGGACTGTGGAACGAGACTGGAAGAGCCATTACTATATTAAGAGTACCAATCCTGAAGTTAAAAATACACTATCCCAGATTGTCTGGGACGATAAAAGCGGTAAATATGACACTGCAGGAAATCCTAGCATTTCCAAAAATGATTTAATAAGAAACTATTACAAGACTAAAGAAAGTCTACGAAAGGAAAACCCATGATAGCTGATATCGTAATTGGTTTGTCTTATGGTGATGAGGGCAAAGGAAAAGTAACTCACCATCTGCTAAGGGAAGGAGATTATACTCATTGTCTTCGTTTCAATGGAGGGTGCAACGCCGGCCACACCATCTACCACGAGGGGCAGAAGTTCGTGACACACCATATTCCAGCCGGCGTCTTCTTTGGCGTTAAGTCAATCATCGGATCTGGCTGTGTGGTAAATCTAGAACAGTTTTATAATGAAATCAAAATGCTTGAGACAGCAGGTATAACAACGACTGGCTTGGTATATATATCTAAAAATGCTCATATTATTACGGATGCGCATTTGGAGGAAGACGGTAGAGATACTTCTATTGGTACCACTAAACGGGGAAACGGGCCCGCCTACCGTGATAAGTATAGTCGTAAGGGCCTCCGCGCCGGCGAGCACCCCGAGCTAATTAAGGGCTCCTATCTTATTGATCTTTATAGAGAGTTTTATGAACAAGGTTCTCCCCCCGTAATCTTGTGCGAAGGCGCACAGGGCTTCGGTCTTGATATCGACTGGGGAGAGTATCCCTATGTGACCTCTAGTCACTGCACCACAGCGGGCGCCCTATTAAATGGGATTGCCCCTAGAGCGGTCCGAAAAGTTTACGGTGTAACAAAAGCCTATGATACTTATGTCGGCGCCAGAGACTTTCACGGGAAAGGGCGCGTCTTTAATTTAATTCAACAGACCGGAAATGAGTTCGGGGCGACCACCGGCCGGCCGCGGCAATGTAACTGGCTTAATATTCGAGCGCTTCAACGCGCAATGAATGTTAACGGAGTTACTGACTTGATAATAAACAAGGTAGATATCTTACGTCAAGTAGAAAAATGGAATTTAAGGTCCTATGACAATGATGCGATTTTTATTCAACTAGGAAATGAGATAGCATGGAAACAGTATATTAAAAAATATCTAAGAGCCGACAAGCAAAACATAAAGATTGTGTTTTCAGAAAGCCCGGAAAGGATTTAAGATGATTTTAGAATATTATATGCTACGAGGAGAGGATTTCCCTCCCCTCAGAGCAAACCCCAGCGACGCTGGATTAGATTTGAGGTGGACTCCTCAAGAACCGTCGGAAAGTGTGCTCGCAATTCATGCGGGCGAAAGCATATTGATTCCGACGGGGTGTAAATTTGCGATACCGCACGGTTACATGATGGAAATTAAAAACAAATCGGGAATCGCCTATAAGCGTCAGCTTCTCGTGGGGTCATGTGTTGTAGACAGTGGCTATGAAGGTGAGGTTTTTGTAAATCTTCACAACATTGGTACTGAAACCCAGTATTTAGAGCCGGGCGATAAGGTCGCTCAGGCCGTTGTCATTCCGGTGGTGCACGCTCGTTTTGTGGCTACCGGGAATCCTAATATTTATGATTGGTATCCCATCACCATTTCGGATCGCCGAAAAGGCGCGCTAGGTAGCACGGGTAAATGAGGAACTAAGAGTCTCGGACACGGTTACATGAGAAAGCTACGAAAGGTTAATACCAACAAACGCAAGAAGGAACGAAAAGAAGCCCAAGAAAGACTGCAAAAACAAACTGCGGCATTCTTGGATCATCCTAAAGAGTGTTGTGTGTGCCAAGTTGAATTTAAGAGGACTAAAGAAACTGTCAATACGTGGCATGTTATAATAAGAGAAAGCAGAGTTCGCTTGACATGTCCTAAATGTTGGGGTATAATCAATGAAGTAGTGGAGAAAAGAAATGAAGATTAAAGAAGGACTTGCCTATAACGACGTTTTGTTAGAACCACAATACTCAGACATACGAAGCCGATCGGAAGTGAGCATCGCTAGCGGCCTTGATGGGCCCTATGCCGACGTCCCTTTAAAATTACCTATTATCGCCAGCCCCATGGACACCATCTCTGAAGAAGAAATGGGCGTAGCCATGTGGCAGGAGGGAGGACTGGCTGTTGTTCATCGTTATAACACCATTGATCGACAAATAGAAATCATGGATCACATTATTATCCTGTGTCAAGCCAACGCTGCCGCAGCGATAGGAACTTCTGGAGACTATTTAGAGAGAGCAACAGCCCTTTATGATGTGGGCACTCGAATCTTATGTGTGGATGTAGCTCACGGTCATCATATATTGATGAAGGAAGCTCTTCGCGAATTACGAGACTGCTTCGGCGACTCGGTTCACATCATAGCGGGCAACATCGCAACCTTGGAGGGTTATAATGATTTGGTCGATTGGGGAGCCGATAGTGTGCGTTGCAATATTGGCGGCGGTTCTATTTGTTCAACTAGGATTCAGACTGGCCACGGTGTCCCGGGCCTTCACACAATTATTGAGTGCGCGAGATCGGACAGGAACGCTCCCATCATTGCTGACGGGGGAATCCGAAACTCGGGGGATATTGTCAAAGCTTTGGCAGCTGGCGCTGACTTCGTTATGCTTGGTTCTATGCTGTCAGGTACTGATGAAACTCCTGGGGACGTAGTAAAGACACACGAGGGTAAGTTTAAGTCTTACCGCGGGATGGCTAGCGCAGATGCACAAATAGAGTGGCGAGGCAAAACAGCCTCTTTGGAGGGTATTGCCACGACAGTTCCTTGTAAGGGGCCAGTTGATGTTATGCTGGAAGAGTTAGAGCGAGGTATTCGTAGCGGTTTCTCCTACTCAGGTGCTCGCAGTCTTAAGGAGCTGCAGACGAAGGCTCGGTTCATCCGACAGACTTCAAGCGGACAGGCCGAGAGCGCAACACATATCTTACGATGAAGAAATATCCCGATGATCATTCAGTCTTGTCTTTCTCTTTGAATGCAAAACTTCATGAGAACCTAAAGATAAGATTATTTTATGACGAGATTAAAACCCAAAGTGAGTTCTTTAGGTATTGTGTAGAATCATATCTAGATCAAGATCCTCTTTTCATGGTTTTTCTTGACGATTATAAAATTAATAAGAAAGTGCAGTCTAAGAGTCGCACCCTTAAGTCTCACAAGCTACGTGACCAAGGGGAGAAGTTAATGGAGAAATTGGCGTTAACTGACAAAGAAGTCCAAAACATATTTGATATACTAGAAGAGGAGCTACCAGAATTATGAAAGAATGCGCGATAGAATGTTACAAAACTAGACAGCTGTGCAAAAACTCAGAATGCAGACTCCATATTGATTATCCGGAAGATTTGAATTGTACATCTTTGGCAATACAAAAACATGGACCCATGACACTAGAAGAGATAGGAAAGAGGCATCATATCAGCACTGTGAGAGCCAAACAACTTGTCGATGGTGCTCTTGTAAAATTAAAAAAGACATTAAAGACCAGGGAAACTATTTAAAAGTAGCATAATTCGCGCTCATGTTAGGAGATTAAACGATCATGCCGAAGAAGAAACAACTATTAAACGAATCCCAGGTTCGACAGTTTATGAAACTGGCTAGCCTGACGCCACTGACCCCTGGCTTTGTTGAGGGTCTTACGAAAAATACCAAGGACATTGAAGAGTCCCACGGCCGCGGCCGCAAAGAGGGAGCAGCCGGTTATGGTCACCCCGATGCCAATAGCCGCCTTGAAGAGGACGAAGAGTCCGAGCTTTATGCCGCCGAGGATGAGCCTGGCCACGAAGACGAAGTCGCCGATGAAGAAGCCGCTGATTTAGATGCCCTTGAACCAGAGCCCGCACCTGAAGAAGCCGGCCCAGACGGCCGCATGGTTTCCGTTGATGATTTCCTTGGTGCTCTAGAGACTGCCCTTGAGGGTGTACTAGATGACGAGGTTGAAATCGACACCGACGAGATGGAAGAGCCTGTTGAGGATGAAGTCGAGATGGACGTTGAGCTTGACGCTGCCGATATGGAAGCCGACACCGCCATGGAAATGGACGACGAGATGCTTGAAGAGGCAACCGACGAGGAGGTCACCACCGAAGCCACCGACGAACTCGTTGAAGCTATCACCAAGCGTGTTGCTGCACGAATCCTGAAGAGTGCTCTCGCCAAGAAGAAATAAAAATAACGCTTGACTTTCTAGCGCTCCTAACATATACTAGAGGCTGTGGGTATCCCCCACAGCCTTTTTAGTTTGGATAGATTATGTATGAAGTAACAACCCAAGAGCTCATGGTATTTGTGGTTCTGGGCTTTAGCGCTGGTCTCTTTGCTAGCATTTTTCTTGCTCGTTTTCTTGAGGTAGTACACCTGTGGAGAATTGTTCAGGAAACGGTGGTGTGCCTTCTAATGATGTGCGCCAAAATAGTCGAAGACGTGGCGTTTCTGGAAGAACTAAAAAGAAAACACATGCACAAAGCTGACTTTACCCGAGAACAGATTCGCAAGTTTGAAGAAGTGGACCAAAGAACCTTGACAAATTGGAAGGACTCAGTTATACTATCTATAGTGAAGAGAGCCCCTCCTCACTTTAAAAGCATGCTTCCGTTTGCCACGTGGAACGAAGCAATGAAATTTATGAACGAAGCCTTAAGGCTCAAGTAAATAAGATTGGTAGAAAGAAATGGTTTATAACCACGAAGAAGAAAGTCCTCCCGAGGAGGAAGAAACACCAGAGCCTTTTGCTTCCAGTGAAGAAGACCCTCCCCTTGTTGGACTGGTGGGAGACATCACCGAGGCTGCGTCCCAGCAAATTGCGCTAATGATGTTATCCTTTAACGGAGACTCTTTACGCCCGGAGATCCTGGAGGAAAGACCGCCGGACCTTGAATTTTTTATATCCTCAGGAGGAGGTTCACTAAGCGAGATGTTTACTATTTATGATTTGATGGATCTCTTGAAGCGCCGTCGCGACATTGCTACCTTTGGGTATGGTAAGATAGCCTCCGCAGCAGTTCCTCTTTTGGCAGCCGGTACTAAAGGAAAGCGTCATATTGCCAAACATGCACGTGTGATGCTCCACCACTGTTCAAGCAACGTAGCCGGTCCAATGCCGAACGTACGCGCCAACTTCGGAGAACTTAAGAAGATGGAAGATATGATGGTGCGCGCCCTTGCCGAGCACACCAATCTGTCAGCAGGAGAAATATTTAATATCCTCTCAAGGAATACCGATGAATATTTTTCAGCAGAGGACGCATTAGAAATGGGTATTGTTGACAAAATCATCTAATTAGTATTAGCTTACGAGGATAACCCATGAATATCGATACATTAGTCGAGAGCCTTTACAATAAAGAAGACGAAACAGAAAGCCTTATAAATGAGGTTATGAAGTTTTTAACTGAGACACCCAGACCCACTATCTTACTAGAACAGAGGGGGTATACCCTAACTTGGGACGGCATTCCAGACATTCCTATTTCCGAGATTCCCTGGTCGGATGTGAAAACTGTTGAGGGAGAGGGCGCCGACATTCAAGGGCCGCAACGCATGCAATTGATGCAGTTCCTTGATGATATCCAGGGCGACGACCTTAAGGATAAGATCGAGGGTATCGCAAAGTTTTACGATGCTGATGTTTCCCAGTTGACTGCAGCCGCCGAAGGGCTATCCCCCAAAAAGCAGATTTCTTATGCACTGGGCTACCTTACTTTCTTTAAAACACTCACGAAGATTATTGCACACTTTAATGCTTCCTCGGCGGGTTTCTCTTTTGAAGCTTTCTTGGGAGTGTTACTGGGGGGCAAGCAGATTGCTACTGGCGAAGGAACAATTGCGGACCTGGTGGACCAACAAGGTGTGCCCATTAGCCTTAAGCTTTATACCGAAGGGCAACTGAAGGTTGGCGGTAGCTTTACGGACCTTGTAAACGATATACGTAACTATGGACAGATGCAATACGTTGCGGTGACTAAAGATTTGGATGATGAAAAGCAGTCAGGAACCTTGAACTTCTATCGCTTTAACTTTACCTTGGATAACCTAGGTACAATCCTCCTCAACGCCGGCATTCACAACCCGGATTTAATGAGGCTGCCGCGGGGATTCATCGACAGCCCCGAAGGCTTCGCAGACATTGAAATCCCTGCTCCTCCGACAGTCAAGGAGCTTGAAGAGCTTTATCACAATCGTGTGGCAGAGTTGGGAGCCAGGTTCCCAAAAGATGTATTAGTAAACGCAATCAAACTTGTCGGTCTTCCAGAGGATACGTCGCGACTGAAGACGAAGTACAACCAAACTTTTGGTCGCGACGAGATCAAGGGAGTCACGGGCCGGCCTACCAATATCAATACGATTAAGCTAGCCCACAAGATGGGTGTTCTTCCTGATGAAGCAATTGAGGCAGCCAGAGAACGCCTCGACGCGAACAAAGAGCCGCTCTCCGGGTGGAAAGCCCAGTACGGCGACACAGTTATGTTGGCTGTGGATATATATAATGAAGTAGTGCTCGCCGCATACAATGATGTTGTAAAGTTGACCAATAGAAATATTGCGGCGCGCCAAGAACTTATTAAACGCGGCGGCGGTGTCTATGACACACGCGGACAAGGCAAAGACAAAACCGAAGGCGTCGAAGGAAAAGCCCGCGCAGCAACTTCAGTAGCTGCATATAACGCACTCAGCCCAGAGCTGAAGAAGAAGGCGCTCCTCCTAACCCATGGTTATGTTAACACGGATCAGTTTGATCTTACCCAGCCCCGCGTTTTAGGAATCCAGAAGCTCGCCTCCGGCAAGCAGATCAGTGACGATGACGAGGAGACCGAAAAAACCCCCATCACCGAGGCACAGGATACGGGTTCTGTGGGGGTATTCCCCGCAGGCCAGACGCAGGTAAAGATTGGCTCCATTGAGGTGGGACAAGAAAAGGTGATTGCTCTCTTAGAGACGGTTTCCGAAATCATTGATACCTCTGTTTTTGAAATCTTCGAAGATCTTAAGACCCTAACGACGAACATCCAGGCATACTTTGGCAACCAACTACAGGATGACACCCTGATTCTCGGTCCCGGAGGAGCTATCGAGGCTTCTAATTCTATTGGTACAAAAACTGCAGCGTTAACCGACGAACCCGGTGGCGGCTCTGGCCCGCCTCGTCGACGGGATGTTAGCGAGTTGGAAGAATAAAAAACTGTTTGACATTTCAAACAATTGTGTTATAATAAATAATATAAGAAAGAGAGGTGACGTGTGCCCAAATGTAAATTTGAGTCTCGAGCAGAGCTAAATGCAAAAGTACTAAAGGGAGTAAACACTCTCGCAGACAATGTAGCTGCAACTCTTGGACCGAAAGGCCGGAACGTCATCCTTCATCAAAAAGGAAAAGATCCGATTATTACTAAAGACGGCGCCACCGTCAGTGATTTCGTATATATTGATGATGAATTTGAGAATGCTGCAGCGCAGATTATTAAGCAGGCGACGGCCCAAACTAATACTATGGCTGGTGATGGTACGACAACAGCAACCGTTTTGGCTAGAGAAATACTGGTGGGCGCCCAAAGATATATCACCGCCGGCGCATCTCCTACTGAATTAAAGAGGGGAATTGATGTAGCTGTAGAAAAGGTTGTTTCGTATCTTAAAAATGATGCCTCTTATGTTGAAAGTCTCGCGGATGTTGAAAATATTGCCACCATTTCAGCTAATAATGACGTTAAGATAGGGAAGCTTATCGCCACAGCTGTTGACAAAGCAGGTAAAGATGGATCAATTACAATTGAGGAATCTAGAACTATTGAGACGTCTCTCGACGTTATTGAGGGGTTTCGCCTTGAGTCGGGATACGCCTCCTCAGCCTTTGTTACTGATGAGCGCCGCGCAGCGGTCCATTATGATTCGCCCCTCATTCTTGTCACTGATAACAAAATAGATTCGGTAGATCAGATATTGCCGGCACTGGAACTTGTCGCCCGGGACTCGCGGCCCCTAGTCATAGTAGCCGAGGAAATTGAAGGGCAAGCTTTAGCTGCCCTTATAATGAACAGCGCCCGAGGCTCGTTAAAGGTGGTTGCCGTGAAGGCTCCCTTTTATGGAGTAGAGCGACGCAATATACTTTTTGACCTCGCTCTCTCGACTGGCGCAGAGTTCTTTTCTAATGATGGCGCCACACGTTTACGCGATGTGCGCCTAGAGCATCTGGGCCAGTGTCGTTCGGTGGATATTACTAAAAACATTACGACTGTGATAGGCGGAAAGGGTGATTTTAAGGTCATTGATAAACAAATTGAATTGTTAAAACAAGAAATAAATGCAACCGAGGACATGCGTGAGTGCGCTAAGGCCCAGGAACGTATTGTTAAGTTAGCCTCCGGAGTGGCTGTCATTCGAGTTGGCGCCCCCACAGAAGTAGAAATGGTGGAAAAAAAGCATCGAATTGAAGACGCGCTGGAGGCAGTTAAGTCAGCCCAAGAGGAGGGAGTAGTAGCCGGCGGAGGAGTGGCTTTGCTAGAGGCCTGTGAGGCCCTTTCAAATGTGGAAGTTGAAAACGAAGATCAACAGTACGGAGTGGAAATCGTCGAAGCCGCCCTTACGGCCCCCGTGAGACAAATGGCAATTAATTGTGGTTTATCCGCAGATTTAATTCAACAGGAAATAAAAAAGGCTCCTAAAAATTCGGGCTACAATTTCCGAGACTTTTTGGTTGTGGACATGATTGAGGCTGGTATTATCGATCCTGTGAAGGTCACGCGCATCGCACTACAGAATGCAGCGTCTGCCGCAGGTACCTTAATCACAACTTCCCATGCGATTGTTGAGATATAGTTCTACTTAGGGAAGACGTGAGGTGCGCCGTGATGACTGAGGACGAACAACAAAAATTAACTGTTATGATGGTGGAACTATCGAGCAAAGTTCAAATTTTACTTGATAAACAGGACGAATTAGCAGAGAACATAAATAAGATTAAGGAAGCAGTTTATAATCCCGACTCTGGACTGTATGCGCGTTTACGCGAACTGGATATGAGAATTCAAACTATTGAATCATGGAAGGCTACAAATATACGCATTATGTGGATAGTGGGGACTGCTTTGGCGGGCCTCTGGGTTCATGCAGGATGGGGAGCAATATTTTAGAATGGAGAATAGAAAATGAGAGTTAAGTTATCTTATACGGTCGAAGAAGAAGACGTATTAAAGGAAACCGCGAAAATCATATCTCTTTGTGGAGAACATATGCAAGAAACGGTGCAACTTTTTACAGATGTTCAAAGAGAATTAAATCCCGAGGACGCGGCCGCCGTTTGTAATACCCCTCTTATAATTGAGATGATAGGTAAGTTTAGGAGAGCTCTTCTAACTGTCGATACGCGTCTTTTAGAAGTAGCAGAGATAGTCCAGGGATATCAACAATACCAACTTCAAGAAAGAGCAGAACCGATCCCTGATAGTGAGAACGAATAGGTGAAAGCTGCCTATAATATTGGGGATCTTGTTCATATTCCACAATCTGTTGTTTTGATTGACCACCCCCCGGGAGAGGTCGAAGACCCCCAGCTTTGTATCCCGCTGCGCATTGAAGAAACTACGGCTCCTACAGTTGGAATCGTAACTAAAATCTCTCCTCGCGGATACGTACGTGTTTACTGTGAAGGAAACACATGGTCGGTAAAGGACGATACAATTTATACACTAAAGAAAAGAGAAGAACGTGATTAGATTTATAGAAGTAGTAAACCAAACAAATTTTAAGCCGCGCTTAGAACGCACAGCACAGCCTAAATTTACGCTAGGTGAAGTGTGGATAAATGAAGATTATGTTGTCAGTCTTCGCGAGGCAGCCGGCTATAAGTCGCTGCTTAGGGAGGGAATGCTTCCTGACGGATTAGAGTCGACACATGCATTTACACTCATCACCACACATAATGGCACCGTAACGGATTCCCATGTGGTGGTGGGGTCGCCGGCTACAGTAGCGGAGCGACTGGGAGCGTCTTCTAAGATGTTGCTGAAAGGATAGAAATGAGAAAAACACCACAAATTATAGAAAAACCATGGGGCCATGAAAAAATTTGGGCCGCGGCGAATCGCTACGTGGGTAAAATTTTATTTATTAAAAAAGGCCATCGTCTATCACGTCAGTATCATCAAGTGAAAGAAGAAACCATCATGGTAATGTCTGGAAAGCTCATGCTAGAGGCGGGCCCCTATAACCGAGGAGAGGACATTGAGCGACACGTCCTAGAGGTGGGGGATGTTTTTCATGTGGCCCCCGGTACCATCCACCGCTTTTGTGCGGAAGAGGGTGATGTGCGCTTGGTAGAAGTAAGCACCTGCGAGATTACGGATGTGGTACGTCTGGAAGATGACTACCGACGCATTGATCCAAACAAGATGCCAACTCGTCCCCCACAAAGCGACAAATAAAACTTGACATATAAATCTCCAGTGTTATAATATAAATCGTAAGCGGTACAGCTTACGATTCAAGGAGATAAAATATGTACCCCGTTCTTAGTAACAACATGCTGCTCAAGCAGCGCAACCTGATCGACACCCTGTTCGGTGAGGACTTTTTCAGCACGCCCACCGCGGCTGTGATTGATGATTATTCGGTGCGCACTAACGTGTCCACCACTGATGAGGAGTATCGTATTGATATCGTTGCTCCGGGTCTCGATAAAAGCGACATGAATGTGAAGGTTGAAAACAGCCAGCT